TGGTGCTCCAGCCGAGTCCTTGGTAAATGCAAACTCAAATGACTTTTCACCAGGCTTTGCCTCGTACTGTTCTAAAATCTTTCGGGCAAAGAATGGATCGTCCTTAATCGCCTGAGTGATAAATCCGTGGCCGAGTTCATGGGTAAGAATGTCAAATGCTTCTTTCGAGCTTTTGCTGGCTCGGCCATTCTCGTTCACATAGATGGTGTTATCCGTTTGATTATAGTAGGCGTTGGGTGCTTGTCGGATGTTTGGATCGTCCTCCCTGAGAGTCTCAAGCATGAGATTCTTATCCACGAACATGAGCTTGGGTGCTTTTATGCCTGCCTCTTCTACTGTTGCAAAGGCTAGGCGAGCATCGGGGTCCATCTTACGGAAATGCTTTAATTGATCCTGTCCAAGTTTTGCCTCTAAAAAGTTTACTGATGACTGATTACGGGCGGCTTGTGATCTGCCTGCCCTCATACCAGGTTGCCCTACAGGTAATGCTCCGCCCATTGCGAAGCCTGCTCCCATAGCCTGTCCGAGTTCTTCGATGTTATCGGTGGATGCGTATGCCAAGGCTCCGTTTAATGTGGATACAGAGATGCCATTTACGAGCGAATTAAATGCCAAGTCACCCATCCTTGTGCCTCCCAGCTTGTGGGCATAAAGGGCGAGTTTTCTTGTAGTCGGGGAGTCTGCCTGCATGGCGAGGCGTTGCAGGAATCTTTTCTGCCCAGCCTCAGAACCGAGTGCAGTTAATACCCGCTCCATTCCCCTACCCGATTTGTTGGCTATATATCCAGCCACTTCTGCGGATGTGAGTAGTCCGAGTCCTGGTACTGCTCCTGTAAATGCACCTGTTACCTGTGCTCCGAGTATGCCGGACCCTGCTACTTTCGGATCAATTGTTTTACTTGCAAGCTTGGTAACGGTATCACGAGGGAAGGCGGCAACTTTCGATGTGACTTCTCCCGCCTTGCCGGTAGCACCGGCGATCTTCGATCCCGCCTGGGCGGTTTTCTCCAGTGCTTTGCGTGTACCTTTTGCAATTAGTTCAGTAGGCTTAGATGCTATCGCACCGCCCTTCTCAATTACCTTGGCAACTTTTCCGAGTCTTGCAGATTTTAAACCGACTGATGCGGCTTTGGAGACTTGTCCTGCAATCGGTATAAACATGGTCGGATCGACAAAGTTTGCTCCAAAGCTGACAAAGTCCCTGCCCTTCTCATCGAATGTATCGAGCATGGCAGTTCTGACATTTTGATTATAGAGAAAGTTATCCTTATACCTCTCGTACTCCCTCCTCATCTCGTTTTCATCGGAGTAGAAATTATCCATCGCCGCACCTCCTAGAGTCTTGGCGAATCTACCGAAATCTTTTATACCTACCTGGAATACTCCTTTTGCCTCTTTAAGTCCGACATCACCGGCAAACAGTTGCTTGATTGCTCGGCCACCCTCTTCGGCCAGTGTGCCGGCTCCTGTGATAAATGAATCGGTAAAGGCCGATGTCTTCTCTCCGAGTGATCTGCTGTCCTCCTCTTTTCTGCGAGCGACATATTCATCAAACGATTCAGGAGTAGATGCTAGTTCTTCGTCTAATGCTCGAAGTTCTGCTTCCGCTTGAGCCTGCGTCATCGGAAGACCATCATCCTCGGCAAGTCCGAGTTCTTGGTTTAATTGTCTTAACTCGGCGAGTGCTTGGTCCTGGGTAAGCATTATAATCCTGCCCTTTTACTGCGTAGTTGCCTTTTCCTTTCTATCTCATCCAGTAGTGACTGCGAGGCTGGAGCAGAAGGATCGACTTGAGGTGTTTCACCCTGATTTTCTGTATTTAGTTGCTCTTCTAGACTAGTTAGGAAGTCTACCCAAACTTCAGGTTCATCAGTAATTTTTGGAGAACTTTGTTGTATAAATGCGAGTTCCTTTTCTGATAATGGTCCTTTGAGCTTGGACACATTTTCAAGTGTAAATTTATTGGCATACCTTTCTAACTTTCGCCTAAGTTTCTCATCTTCTTTGCCATATCCAACTGACTTTTTCAATGCTCTAACGAAGTCCAAACCTTCAACCTGACCAGTTACATCTTTTCCCTTTTTGATAATTTCCAAAATATCATTTGTCTCATTTAACAGGCTTTCTCTTTGTCGCTTTTCAGATGCTTTTAGTTCTTCCCTCTCCTCAAGTTCCTCACGCCTTTTGTCTAATGCGATTCGCTCATTAATAGTGGGAGTCTTCGGAATACTAGCATCCCTCATTCTCCGTAATTCATCTGCAAGCATACCTCGACCTGCTTCAGTCTGAGGCATTGCATCCGCTTCACGAATTGTTTGTAGGAATGCCTCGGGACTTGATTGATCGATTGCACGATTACCCGTGTCCTGGTTAAACTGTCCATAATCATCGGTATAAGAAGGAGCATTGGCCATGAGGAAAATATTATCCATTTCTCTTTTGCCCTGCCTGATTGCTTCAAGTTCAGCTATTTTTCTTTTTTCGGCATTTTCATCTAAGGTCATTGCTCGGTCCTGAAGTTGAGCACCTCTTTTAGAATTAGCAATCGATGTCCTAGCCTGCATCTGAGCGATTTTCATCTGCTGATCACGGGCAAGCTTCTGATTAAACATTTCTAATGCTTGGGGAGAATTGGTCATCGCATTTGCATCCTCCTCATTAGCACCATTTCGCATAAGATATTCCTTTAATGCATTCTTCTGCTTCTTCTTCTCTTTACCTGCAAAGTAAGCGGTGGCCGCCTGTCCGAGTGCATTTCCGAATGCCTCATTCGCTCGAGCCTGTGCCGCCCCTGCTGTCTGAAACGCTGAGAAGTCCATCCTTCCCAAGCCTGCCTGTACTGTATCGCCGATTGCCATAGTTTTATCCTCCAAAAGATCTTGGTTGGGCCATTTGCGCATTAGCCTTTATTGCCGCACCACCTAAAGTTCCTACCATCCCCATCAGCCCACTCGCCATTCCTGCCGCCGCCTGTTCGCGAGCCGCATAGGTGTTTGCGAGGTAGTTTGCACGATTCGCTGTGTCCTGTAATCCGATATTTACTCCGGCATCAGGATTGATCCTGGTTGACTGCTCCTGGGGGATTCCGAATAAAGCCGCCCGTTCGCCATACCCCTGCTGGGTGTAATTACTTCCACCTCTAAGCATAGCCATTGGATCGACTGAGGTTGCCCGATTAAGTCCACTGGCATAACTGCCTAGACCCTGAGCCTGCTGACGATTATCGCGAATGATGTCCCTTAAATAGTCTTCCCTGCTCATTGCCTCGGCTGCGATTGCCGCATTGTCCATGTCCCTGCCTCGGGCCACCAATCCCTCCCGAGCCGATTGAGTCGCCCGTCTTCTCATCTCAGGTGAAAGGTCATTGATTTGTGACTCACGAAATGCCTGGTCGGCCAACTGATTAGCCTGTTCCACGCGAGCCTGCATGAGCGGATCGGATGAACGATAAGCCTGATTTAAATCAGCACCGAATTGATTAAGCATCGATATGTCACTACCCGCCTGACGCTCGGCCATTTTACTGCCAAACTCCTGTGCCCTCATTGCCTGTTCTTCGGCAATCTGTGCCATCGGGTCAGCGGCTCGCTGGGCGAGGCTTATCTGTAAATCCTGATACTGCGGGTCGTATTGCTTTCTTGTATTTAAAAGTTTATTTTGAAGAGCATAAGAGGACATCGCATCGACATAATCGTTGGCCGACTTCTTAATATCCAGTTTAGGCATGGGAGGAGGTGCTTTCCCTCCTCCAAAAAGTTTATTTAGAAAGAACGATGGAACGCCTGAACTGTTTACCGGCTCACCTGCTCCACCGGCATCCTTCAGCATTTCTGCCTCTTCGGAATTAATGTAAGCGAGCGATTCTCCCTGTGGAGCCGCTGAGTTAAGAAGAGCGGCGGCCTGCTTGAGAGGGTCATTAGGTGAGAATGATGGAATCCCTTCAGGAGTCATAGTAGGAACCGATGCTCCCGAGTTTCTGAGAATCTCCTCCTCCATTGGATTGATGTAGGCCAACTTCTCACCCTGGGGAGGTTTTGGATTCATAATTTTACTGCGAGATTCCTGGAGGTAAACCATGTCATCAAGTAACTGGCGATCCTGTGCGGATAACCTTCCTGACATCTCAGAAATTCGTTTCATGTTAGGGTCAGGCATTGGTTCTGCCTTCGGCTCCCTGTTAAATAGTTTATCTAAAATATCCATAATTTTATCCTAATACTACGATTTTGATGTGGGTATATGTGGTTCCCCAATTCCCCATTACGATTTGCCCACTACTATCCCAGTGAAGCCAGCCATTTGTACCTGCCTGCACCGACAATGTTGTGGATGTGATACCCGAAAACATTAATCCATATTCTTTAGTATTACCATCCAGTCGTAGTTGGGCATCAATTTTAAAAGAACCAGTTCCATTTGCATCTTTTGCCATGTAAGCCTGAATATGTATGTCATCCGTTCCAAGTCCGTGAGTAAATGCGAGAGTAGCACCATTAGCCAAAGAAGTAGATCCATCTGTTGAAACAAATCCCGAGCTATATTTTGTTACAGGAGAAGCAACAGTTGCAACTTCTGCATCAACATAAGCTTTTATGCTTTGCTGAGTTGCTAAAGCTGTAGCAGAATCTGATGCCATATCATCCTCATCCTTGATTTCTACGCCTACAGGTGCGGCGGTTGATCCACTCACATTACCAAGCACATTGAGATTGGATATGTGGGCGAGCTTGTCAGATGTTACAGCGTCATCCTGTATCTTGGCAGTAATGACTGAGTCAGTCGCTAGTTCGTTTGAACTAATGCCTGCTGATTTAACTTTTAAATATCCACCTGATCCATCGACCTGAATGGTGGAATCATCTGCTGTCTGATTAGCACCTGTTCGGAAGGTTGCCAGGTTGGCGATATCTTGCAACTTGGTTGCGGTTACCTGGTCTCCTGAGTTGAATGATTGTCCTGTTTGTAATACTGCCATTTTATTTTTCTCCTATGAAACGGATGTGGTGGAGCGGTCTGTGATTCTAGCGTCCACTTTAGCAGACCGAAGATAGGGTCTGCCATTGGTTGGTTGAAAGTCTGCCTGTACTCCGAATCCCCTTTTGTTGACTCTAAGCCTTACCGATGCCTCTTCTGAGTCGGGAAGATTACTACCGAGCAAGGATGATATGCTTGTGGATTGAGAAGTAGAATCAGGATCTTCGGTGATAAACTGAATATCACCATCAGTCGAAAAGCCGGTATTTGATTTTACATGAAGTTCGGCTCGACTGAAGGTTTTACGATCCATTGAGTCAGCATCGTACTGGCGGGTGGTCAACTGACTGACCACGGGAATCGTTTCCGATTCTGCCTGCCCTGCCGTAAGCGAAACAACATCGCCTCCCTCAAATCCGTCTACCTTATGAACGCCACCCTCTTCGGTAGTTAAATATAAAGCGTTCTGTGCTCCCTCACGGGCAACGATCAGATCGCGAATAGCAAACTCGGTGGAGTTTACCTGGTCGATAGATTCAAATCCTCCGTTGATAAAGTTGTATACGATAATCGCATTGAGCTTGGTAGCATCTCCTCGCCCAGGTGCTGAGTCCAATGGAACCGCTAGCCAATATCTCGAGTCGAAATAAACGGCACATGATAGGTGAGCATAGTCCTGATTTATTCTATCCACAAATGGTTGGATGGTTTCCGAAAGAGGTGTGCCTGTTCCCCGTAAGTGATACTGATCATAAAATTCTACAGCATAAATTCCTTGATCCGAAAGAAACAGAATCTGATTGGCCACCTGTACGATTGACTTGCGGGCAGATGCTCCAATCTCTGTGGTTACCACATTGGTTTTAACATCGGCAAGAGATCCACTTACGCCTGTCATCAGGTGGATAGATTTACGATTAAATATCGTAAGAGTGTCCTGAGTAAATGGTTGTATGCCGACGAGGAAATCGCTTTTACCCGCGGTTATAGTAAATTGATTACCAATTCGATCATAGGTATCTGAGTCAAGGATATCAGATGCTACAATCTCCGAACGATTATTCCGATCAGTCGGTGATGCGTCCGAGGTAAACCAATAAGGAACCCATAGCCTACGCTGATGAAACTGCCCCCAGGGAGCCGCCGGCATATGAATAAATCCTTTTCCGATTGCCAGTTGGCGGGATGCGGTAAGGGATGCTCCTGAAGTTTCATCTTCCACACCAAGATTAAAAGTAAATTGATCAGCAGTAGGAGTGCTAGTGACTATCGCTTTCTGATTAACGAATAAATCGAACGGGGTTGCCCCGTCTCTGATAGTAATCTCGTTTCCGATCTCAAGCCCATGATTTACCACATCCATCGTCACCACTCCGCTAGATGCTGTGGCGGTGGTATCGGTTAGATACTGAGGTGCTGTATAAGTACCACGATCTACCCGAGTAAAGTCTTCAAAGTATTCAACCTGTGCTCCTGACACATTGAAGGTAGTAGTCTGCGAGGATGCCATTGTGACTGTAAACTGAGTGTCGCTTATCCTAGTAATCTGATAGCAGTCATTCGGATTTACTGTCCAATTCCCCAGGTTAGTCAGCGTGACAAAGTCACCGGTCACCCGCCCATGATTGGTGGATGTATTAACAGTAATCGTCTGACCCGATTGGGAGGCTGAAGATATACCGATTGAGTTAAGTGCCGGGCTTGCTGAAAGAGTGGTCTTGCGGGATCGGAAGATAAACATCTTATCGAACCCCTGAGTCATGCCCACGGGACCATCTACTGTCTCCCCGCCTGCCTCGTACCGGCATTTGAAAAGTGCTGAATCTTTTAGTCGGATGATGACTGCTAGATTATTGGTGGCTGAGAAAATGTAATCGTCATTATTCGATGAGGCATCGCTGTAAACTGCTGATCCATAAACTGCATTCACGCCATCATCGTTAATGGTAAAATTTAAAGTTGTAGTTATGGAATTGCCGGAAGAACAGACGGATGTATTTCCGACTGATGCATCCTGTACCGAGAAAGTGGTATC